ACCTCCCTATAATTCTCTCTAATTAGTCCTTTTAAATTACTTTCATAAATACCACGATTATAGGTTACCTGTTGTTCAAATAATAAATGTATTTGTCTCTGTTGGATATTATAATATTCGCGAAATAAATCATTCATAAGAGAACCTACTAATTCTATACGTTTAAATTTAAAATTATCACGGTCTGTTGGTGCTTCTATACCAATAGAAACGGATAACAGTCGGAAAACCATATTACCTAAGAAATAAGCTTTTTGCGTAAAATTCATTTCACCTACATGGGGTAAAAAGTAATCCGCTAATATTTCTAATGTGTGAGGGATGGTTTTATGTTTTTGTAAATTGGCGATATATTTTAGCGCAGTTCTTTGGGTAAGTATTCCACCCGCATCATGAATAGATGGTGCAAATAAATCTATCATAGATTCATATTTTTCCAAATCTAATAAACACATAGTAATAATTTGCTTATCGGAAACAAAGCCTAGGGCACGAAATAGAATAAAAAGAGGAACAGGTTCTCTCACATTGGGAATTTTTACTACAATATTTCGGTTTGTGTAAGAATTTGATGGTGCAACTAATTTGACTGCTAAACTTCGGATAGGTTTAGATATATTCTCTGATACTGACATAAATTCCGCTGAATACAGATATTTATCGTCGTTTACGTCTCGTATATTTAACATATTGTATCCGAATTTTTCCTGGGAAATTACGGTTTTTTCTTTCCCATCTATAATAAAGTATCCACCCACATCATTTAAACATTCACCCATAGTATGACGCATTTCCCTAGGTAACCCACTTAACACACAATAATTGGATTGCAACATAATAGGAAATTTACCTAGAAATATCTTTTCTAATATAATTGTCTCTTTCTGAACATTGGGTGCTACCATGGATTTTTGCAATGCTTCGCGAAAAATAGCGGTTTCTGAGGCTGTAAGACCCGTATCTAATTTCTTCTTTTTTCTACGAGCAGGTACTTTTTCTTTCCCTTGTCCTTTTCCACTTCCACCAACTATTTCAACTTCACTTTCACTTTCACCCTTCTCTTTTTCTAAATCCCCATATGTTTTTTCTTTTATATTTTTAAACTTTTCTTGATAACCGCCTTCTACGAGTTGTTCATCTAATCCAGGTATAGATGGTTCTTCGTCTTTTCCTAATATAGTAATGAATTCAACTTCTATATCGTAATGAATGGTCATACCATAGGTCATATTCCTTAATCTAGCTTCATTGGGAAACATATAATGTGAATTATTCTCATCATAAATAATAGGTTTTCCAAAATAAATTTTATCGCCATTTTTACCTCCAAAATACATTATACATTGAGAACGATAATCATCTATTTCTTTATCATAACGGGTATTTATGCGTAATGGGTTCTTTTCCTTAAAAAGTTGAAAAATTCCGTTTTTAAAAAAATCATTATAGGAATCAATATGATGTCTTACTAAACTTTGCGGATTATCTTCAAAGTAAGTATTAATAATTTTCCATACGGTAGAATTATCCATTCAGATTTGTATATAAAATAGAATATATATTTTATGTACTTTATGGAAAAATTGATTCATTTAATATAATATCTTTATTTATATATTATATTTGTTTATATGTCTGAACCAGAACCTCGCGATGTTGCAGAAATTGCTATGCAAATAATAGATATAATACCTGATTCAGAAGTTGAAATAATGTACCAAGTACGTAAATTTCATGATTCGTTATGGAATCAGGCACCTGAAATAAGAAAAAGTTCTGTTTTATGGAAAGAATTAGCTAATATATTAAACAAAAATATTGATTCATTTGAAAAACAGTGGGAGAGAAAAGTATTGAAACTATTTAATGGACAGTGATTGGGAAACTTTATAGATAATAAGAGACCTCCATTTGGCTGTTTATTGTTACGAATCAATGTAAATAATATTAAAATATATTTATATAATATAAAAATATTATTTACATTTAATGGCTAGTTTAGTGGCGTCTGCATTGGCACATGGTATCTATCAACGCCTTGGGCAGACTAGATTAAAAGAAATAGAGGAAGATTTTTCACGATACAAAGAAAGATATTCATTAAATAGATCTAACAAAAAACAACGTACCGAATCCCAATTTGGTGTAGTCGAATTGCGCAAATCACTATCTTTACATGACGAACAAAAAAAGATGTACATATCACCTTTTGTAGATAAACTTGGGACTTCCGTACCAGTTCCAATGCGGTTACAAAGAAGTTTATTAGAAAATGCAGGAATAAAAATACCAGTAAATAATGAAGTGGATACTCCAGGTGAACCTCAATTGGCTCTAGAAAATGAAAACGGTATTAGTGGTTCTGTTTTATCTTACAGAGGTTTTGTAGAATCTATCAGTCAATTTAAATCATTTGATGATTTAAAGGATAATATCAGGACAACTGACAGAGAAATGTGGGCGCGTTATTTCTCCACGGAACCATATCTACATACAGATGTAACTGATAAAGATACACTAACTGTTATTAGTAAGAAAGATGATTATTTTCCATTATATGAAGTTAATCAACAATTTTTATCATTAAACACAGATTTATTATTAACTTTTAAAGATGAAGTTTCAGAAGATGAAGTTCCAGATGTTAATTACTACCCTAGTTATAAATTATTAGTAAGTATTTTTCCTGTTCCGGACGATTTTACTGTAAATATAGAAGACTATGACCTTTTAAATCCAGAATCAAAAATTAGTAAGGCGATAAAAGAAATTGTTAATAGGGAAGATAAAGATCCTCTAATAAGATATATTTATGACAACGCTATTCATAAATTTCGTAAAAATAAAGAAATATATCTAACACGACTTATATTAATTTTTTCACTGTTGGGTTTTTCAAATGTTTTTTTAAAATTTCTTTCATGTGAAAGTTTACTTGGACCTATAACACGTACAACATCACTAGCACATAAATCCCTTACACGTACACCGACTGTAGGTTCCAAAAGAAAACGAGGCGGTGAATCTACTAAAAAACATAAACGTAAAACTACGAGAAAAATAAAAAAACGCAAAACATTAAGACGCAGGCGACATGTACGAATTTAAATCTTCATGAGTTTAATAATCAATAGTGTATTGTAGAAAAAATTATTTATTTAGTAAAACTCAATATTTTTCTTCTGGTATTATATACAATGGCTGACACCATAGATTATTTATTTGGTCCTTTAGGAGAGGAATATTGCATCTATTTCTACGCTCTTTCTATATTTGGATTTGTTTATCTTATTCTCTTTTTAATCCCATCTATATACTTTGGTTTAACACGTAAAACCAACATGATGTACTGGTTGAACGTCCTTGCTGTTTCAATCGGTTATTTTATTTTTTATTTTCAAAATCGTCTATTAAATACCATGTGTTCATTTAGAAATAATAATAATCAAATCCGTTAAAAATAAGAAAACCATTTTCAATATATAATATAATATACAATCATTACTCATGGACATATTATATTATAGTAACTATTGCAAACACTGTCAAAAATTATTACAAACTTTAGTAAAAGCGAATATGTCTAGCAAGATAAGCTTTATTTGTATAGATAAAAGAATCAATGACCCTAAAACCAACCAAACCTATATTGTATTAGAGAACTCTAGTCGGGTTATCATGCCACCAAATATTCATAGTGTTCCTTCTCTTTTATTAATTAAACAAAACTATAAAGTATTAATGGGTGATGATATTTTGCAACATTATCATCCTGAAATGAAAGCATTAAATGAGCGAGCAACGAATAATAATGGAGAGCCTATGGCATTTCCATTAGGACCATCCAGTGGTGGGACAAATATCGTTTCTGAGCAATATACAATGTACAACATGAGCCCTGAAGAATTAAGTGCCAAAGGGAAAGGTACGAATCGGCAGATGTATAATTACGTATCAGCATCTGATGATATCAAATTTATAGAAACCCCTGCTGATACATATCGTCCTGATAAATTATCTAATAGTGTTACGATAGATACATTACAACAACAGCGTATGGACGAGGTTTCACAAATAGTACCAAAACAACCCTTTATTTAATACCATTCTTTGTGCATTATGAAATAAATTAATAGTATAAAAAAATATAAATATATTATTTTATACCTATTAAATATAAATATATTATTTTATACCTATTAAAAAAATAATATGACAGATAAATCATCTTTACTACGTGGATTTAATAATCATTTCTTTGATTTTTTTAATGATTTAATAACTGTTTTGCCAGAAAACAAAGAAATTGTCTATGCAAAAACCTCTTTTGAAACAGTAAAAAGGGCAAATCCAACTGCTATTATAAAGACATGGTATAAACATATTTTTCTACCATATAAACATGTTATTGATAATGGTAATTTAACCTTTTTTATTGATAAAGATTATGTGGAGGACTTATCTATTGTAATGAATTCAAGAGAAATAATAAACATGATTGATAATATTAGAAAGCCTATTCGTGAAATGGAATTAGTTAATAAGAATCATGCTCTCAAATATATTCAAAACCTATGTAAATTGTCTGAATTATATAATGATTGTACAAACTAGTTAATTAGTGGTTCTAAATTCTCTTTTCTAACGTCCCAATTTAATAGATAAATCAATTCTCTAGGTTCCATTTTATTAAAATATTCTACTACATCTTTATACCGGACTCTCGCAATAGTATGTTTATCTAATGCGGGTAGGTAAATAGTATGATGTATTTTATATACATGAGACTCGTACTTTTTTAATATATGTTTCCCATTTTTGTAAACATATTTTGATAAATAAGCTTGATGTACATCTCTAATAAATTGCTCTAATAAATAGCGCATAATATGAAAATCATGTTTCATACTTGGATAAAAAGTTAAATATTCGTCTATCTTTTCTTTCCCTATCCTGTATAAACATAGAAATTGATATTGAATCTTTGGTTTAATATTCAAGAGCATAGTTAATGAATCATAACGCCTTGATATTAGTTTTGCTCTTTCACCCGTTTCCATGTTTGTTACCATATATCCTTTGACAATTATTTCCACCTTTTCTATATTGTCACTGTTAATTTCATCTATTTTATTATAATCTGATAATTGGACCTTTCCTGGGAAATGAATAATTCCGCTTAAATTATTAAATATATTCCATGATTCATAGGTTGATTGAGGAACATATTCCACTAGATTTTTTTCTATTCTGTATACACCTACCAAATACAAAGAATTAGTATTTACAGGTAAAATAATAGAATTGGATTGATGTTGCATTACAAAATTATAGCAATAATTCTTGGGAAAATATTCTAATAGAGCCAAATCATTCAACTCTTGATTTAGTGACCCTCTCAGTGATTCAATGAACATTTCTAAAAACGTAGTTGGTTTCGTAAGATTCGTGTTTTCTCTTTTTGAACCATAAAACCAATACTTACCTCCAATAGAATTTTTGGTTGATATTAACCATTTATTAATATTGTTATCATAGAATAAATTAATAGCTACGCCCTCAATAATCTGGTTTATCCATATTTTATCATTAATTACGGGATAGTTTTTTGTAAATATGTCTTTCTGAATAGATTTTGGTGGTGAAAAACATACTACTTCTTTACTGGTGTTAGAAAATATAATAGACCGATACAATCCCGTTTTATTATCATCAAAAGACATGTACCTTTTATCGTAATTAAATATTATGTAAGTAGAACTAGATGTGTAATAAGTCTTTCGGTTAATTCTTACACTTATAACATCATCCAAATCAAAATAATATTTAACAGACATTTCGGTTCTTTCAATCGCCACTCCTTTCATATATTGTTATATATTTCTAGACGAATATTGTTTATTTTATTTATCATATTATTAAATCATTCTAATAAAATATAATTTAGATGGATATTATATACTTTGTTATATTACTATGGCGGAATCTAAAGATGAGGAATTAGAAAGAATAGATGAAAGTACTGATTCTCCATTGTCTCAAAAAGAAACTATGGTTCAAACATTAGAAAAGCGTACTCTTTCACCTGATAAAAATGATTCGTCTATTACTTTAGAATTTGGTGATATTATTGAGATAATTGCACCGACCAATCCTGATATTCATGAGATGACCGCATTAATTACCTACATAGATGAGGGAAAGATTAAACTAATTAATGTTACAAATTATAATCATTATAAGTTAACGATTACGGAAGATGGTAGGATTTCTGATGAATCTATCATACAAATTAATCTTTTAAGTCGTAGTGAGGATAAGGGGTATGCCAGACAAAATAACCTTTTACCTAGAACATGGATAGATGTCCATTTCGGTGGTGATATACCAGCCATTATCACTGGTCAAATTAGTAATCTAGAGGAAGATATGATTGAAATTACTACCTTCCCAGAATTAAAAACCATTTATATTAATTTTGGATATAAGGGTATTCCTGAAAACATTCCTATTGAAAAAATAATAATTAGAAATCAACCCGCATTAGTAAAGGTTCCTCTATTAACTATGCTTACTGGTGATTTGGAAGAAGGAGAAGTTTATGAGGGAGAGTATAATCTTGCGACTATTGAATATACAGATGCCGGCGAATCTATCATAACAGTTCCCAAAGGTGTAAATGCTGAAAAGAATGTACGTGATGAATTACATGATATGTACGTAGAATCTAGTGGTATTATCTTTGGTGAAAAATTAGGGGAAATTGCTCAATTAGTTGAAATTCCTGAAGGGAATCAACGTTTCGGTATTGATATCCAAGTAAATGATTTGATGGACGAGCTTTTATCTAATATTCCTAATAGTCAACGTAATAAGTTGGTTTTAGATAATATTCATTTATTGATTGAGCGTTATAAACAGTTACGCGCTATGTATTCTAAATTTGATAAGAATGATAATGTCTATGACATTAAAGAAATGGGTCCCTCTTATAAACCATTAATAGAGCATATTGAAAAAATGAATAAGAAATTACAATGGATTGTCCCGGTAGTTGCTAACCGTCGTAAATTATATGATATTGATATTTCAATAGATAACCCAGATATAGTTATAGAAAATTCAGGAACTTCATTGAGAACTATTGAAAACAAACAAACCGAATATTATAAAGATAATTCTAGGGACCCGAGTGTTCAATATTCTCCCATGTATGACCGTATTCAGAAATTAATGACTCCTTATGAAGAGCCTTTTAATAAAGAGTTATACTTAGATACTGTACCAGTTTTAGCCGGTATAGATTCAATTATTGGAAATTTAGAGGAATTTTACAGTACTGTTTATCATAAAAATAATATTGCTAGAAAACAGTACGTTATTCAGCGGTATTCGTTAGGACTTTCTAAATTAGAAGAACAGCATTTGAAAACAGGAAAAAGTATTTACATCCGTAAAAATCTAACACCCAATGATGCTATGACAATAAAGTCAATACTTACGTTACCTGAGCCCATTATTCGTTTTTCAGCCATTGAATTACCTTCTACCAATATTTTGGACAAAGCTACTTTACATCAAAATTATTTCATGTTGTTCCGCCTTTTGAAAAAAAATCTGGATATTGTTCCCCATGTAATTAATGATTTATCCAAGGAACTTGATTACGAAAAAATGGAAAAAGATACGAAATCTTCTTTTTTTTCTGGATTTCATGAGTTTATATTAAATGATGAAGAAATGGTAGATGAAGATGAGAAGTTCAATAAATTTTTAGATGTTATTATTCCAAAAACCCGGTTTTTAATCCGTTTAATACGTAAATATGTAAAAGATAAATTATCCTTTATTGATGTTGTACAACAACTAGAAACCTTTATGATTTATCCATCTGACATAAGTTATAAGCAATATATGGAGATACGTCATATTATTAAAGAAAGAATTAGTGAAGTTCGTACGGAAATAGAGCAACGGTCTATTGATTTTACTGCTCTAAGAAATGCAAAATATAATATAGAATCTAAACCGAATCCGATTCTAAGATTATTAACGGAGAAAAAGGATTTCACTGACGAATTTTTTAAGGCTTATCATTTACTAGGAAATGACATAAACGTGGGGTCAAGTTCAGAAACTTTATTAAATATTATTCAGGCGGATAAAGGAACTTTGTATACGAATACGATTACTTCTATTCTTATTTCTCTCATGACACCAAATCAATTATTAGATATTCTAGCAGAGCCAAATCTAGATGATATGAGTGAAGTTGAAAAAATAAAACCAAATGATTGTGGTCGTAAATACTTAGCCAAGCGTTATTCCAGTATACGAGATATGCAAAAAGATAATGATGAAGATGAAATTTATTTTGATACGGATTTGGATGATACTCCCTATGATATTATTAAAAGATATAAGAAAGAAAAAGCCAGTATGCTTCCTGAATTATTTCTTGAATTTTTGGAAAGGTCCTTAGTTGATAAACATGATTGTCCTAGAAACATAGCACCAGAATTAGCTAAAACATTAATCGCAGGGAAAAAAATGGTTAATGACGGTGATTATGCCGTTTTGGAATTAAAACCGGTTCTCCCTATGGATATAGATGAAGACACATTAACTGAAAAAGAGAAAAAAGCGATGGCAGTGGAAGCGGATGCGCGTAAAAAAATACAATATTATCGGAGATTAAAGGGTACATGGACAAAGGATAAAGATATAGATGAAGAAGCATTTTTAGATACGAATACTATTTTCTGTAATGTAACAGATAAATGTTATAAAAATACATCCAATAAGGTTTGTGAACCTATGGATGAATCATATGAACGTATGAAAATGATAGCAAAAAAGAAACTGATGGGTGAATTTGAAAATAGATATACAGTGAACGTGGAAGAATTAGAAAAACAATTAGAAGAAGGTATCCATAACGGTCTTAAAATGTTAAAAAAAATATTCAACCTGAATGAAATCAAATTATATAAATATAGTCGTCTGGCGTTTGTTTTGGGAAATATGGCCGATGTGACCGATATCGTCGTTTCTCCTCATTTAAAAATACGTGATTTAATCTTAGGACAAAATGACTTTGTAAAGAAACAATATGATATTTGCAGATATGTGGAAACCTATTGTAGAGAACCTATGGTTGATAATTTAGATGAGAACCAAAATTGGCTATATTGTAAAGATACAAATACTAAATTATTCCCTGTTTCTATTTCTATATTGGCAAAAACCTTTATTTCGGGTGGTGAATATTTACGTAAATTAGATGAATTATGTAATAGTGTTGGAATAATGAGCGATGATGGTGATTCTATTGTAGATAAACACAGTGGATTTGTACTTCGTAAAATAGATTTTAGTGCTGAAGAAGGGTTTGATGAAGCTGGGTTTCGTGTAACAACTCATGATATCATTGAAAAAGACCTTGGTGCTGTAGTAATGGAAAAATTACAGAAGAAAGAGCGGCGGGTTTTTGAGAACGAAACTGCAGAAGTTATTTATAATGTGGCATCTACTATCTGTAGAAATATTGATATTCCGTTTGATTCTGTAGAAGATTTTATTTTAATTACTAGTAGAGAGCTATTTGATAAGGCCATTTTTAGCGAGGGAGCTTATCAAAAACGCTCCGATAAAAATTTAAAAGATAAAGGCAAATCTCTGCAACCCTATCTTAATTATCGCGATGAAACACGTATTGTTATAATAACATCCTGTATAATAGTTGCTATTCAAACTGCAGTTCCTTCCTTTAAAACCAATAAATCTATGCCGGGGTGTCTTCGT